ATTTAAGTCATATGATAAAGACTTAAGAACTTTAACTTACAAAATTTTATTAGAAAAATTTAATACTAAATATACCAATTTATACGAATCCCAAAAACTAGTATTAAAAGAATTTATTACATCCGTTGATTCTACGCCTAAACTTAGAACATTTTACAATACAAAGATACAAGAACTTAAAACTGAACTTACTAAACTAAGTAAAAATGTTACAGATAAAGCAGTTCAAATTAAGTTAAATGAGGTTTTACCTTTAATAGCTGAAATAGAAAAAACTACTCCTATTAAAAACGATAACATAATTGATTTACTCCAATATTGTGAACTTGTAGAAGAACTAAAAAAGGCAAATGGGAAAGTACAAGTATAAACTTAAAGAATTATCAGGTACAGGTGGGGGGGCAGGTGCCGCATCGTTTACACCTGGTGCAGGCCCACAATATGCTACTCCTTATGCTTTTAAAAAAAAAGCTAAAAACTATTATACAAAAAAATTAGGATATAAATTAGTTAACCCAAAAAAATTAGCAGCTCAATCAAAAGTAATAGATACTAAATATTTATGGGGAGAAAATAATATGTATAAGTATAAACTAACTAAAAAACTTAATGAAGCAGATCCTGCTAGGATTAATTTTCAAGAAGAACGCATAGCAGCATTCAAACAAATTGAGGAAAAATTAAATAGTTTATACCCTCTTATAGATAATGCTAAGGAAGAAACTATAGCTTACTACAAAGATAAACCACAATCATACGCTGTTGTTAAACCAACAGATTTAATTTTAGATTATTTAAACGATATAGAAGAATTATTAAATAGATAAAAATGAAAAGTCTACAAGAACAATTTAATTCAATCAACGAAGGTAAAGGACACAAAGATGTGTTTTTAAAATCCGCTCGTAGATTATTCCCTGAATATATTACTAATTTTGCTACATATAATGAAGCTATAACAATACTTAAACAAAAAAGTATTATAAGTGAAGCTGTAGGAGGAGTAGTATCACAACCTGCGTTTAACCCTTTTCAAGCTTTTAATACTTTTATAAATGAAGAAGCAAAAGCTATAGAAAAAAAACCCACAACTGATGTAGTAGAAAAAGAAATAGCAGGTTTTGATTATAAAAATCGCGATAATATAGATAATGTTTATGGCACATCATTTTTACAAGGATTTTATGCTGAAATGCAAGACCCAAAAAATGCTGAAAAATCTGTAGACGAATTAAAAAAAATCGTAGCTAAAAATATGGCTAAAGATTTTAATTATTATATGAAAAATGCTGCTTTTGGTATTAAAGGATTAGGATATCAAACATCTAAAGAACCCAAAGCACCAACAGGCAAATACAAGTCAAGTGGGTATGGTAATTTAAAAGAAAACAAACTCCGCTCTATCATCAGCGCTATCATTAGAGAAGAATTAAAAAATGAGTCTTATGACTATGAAACTCAAGCTGATTTAAGGGGAATGGCAAACGAAGAATCTTTAGCACAAGCTATAAAGTTAGCTAAAGCAATATCAAGAGAAGGAGTAGTACAACATGTTAACCAACGAGAAGATGGTTCATATGAAGTATCAGATTGGTACGATTCAGACACAACTGCCTTTTCATACCAAAACGGAGTAGAAATATAATATGAGACAGGTACTCATAGAAACCATCCCATTCAACGTATCTCCTGTTCAACTAACAGAAGGTATGAGAGCCCCATCAGGTAATCCGATGGTTGAAGGTATATTAGCTACAGCCGAAGTAAAAAACGGAAACGGCAGATACTACTCTAAAGATTTATGGGAACGCGAAATTGATAAATACCAACAAATTGTTAAAGAAAATAGAGCAACAGGAGAACTTGATCACCCTGAATCTTCAATCATAAACCTAAAAAATGTATCTCACATCATTAGAGAAATTTGGTGGAATGGTGATAAAGTACTAGGTAAAATAGAAATACTTCCAACTACTTCCGGTAATATCCTAAAAGCATTAATTGATAACGGAGTAATGGTTGGGGTATCATCTCGCGGGATGGGTTCATTAAAACAAATGGGTGAAGTAATGGAAGTACAAGACGATTTCGAACTACTTTGTTGGGATTTTGTATCTACCCCATCAAACCCAGGCTCGTACATGGCTTTAGTTAAAGAAGGTAAAGAAAACAACATTAATTCATATTCAAAGGCAAATAGTATCCTTACAGATATCCTCTGTGCCCACGGAACTTGCCCCTTATTTTAACCCCTCTATCGGTAGCTCCGTTAGTCCAACCCTCCCCTAAAAAGGAGGGTTTCTTTTTGCGACTTTTATAGATCTTGATATATGTATTGTTGATAATATGTCATTTACATATGACATCCATATTTGTATAATCCCTATTACGATTTTATAAATAATCGTATTCCACAAACAAAAATTTTGAGGTAATTATGGCAACAAACAGAGATTTGTTAAAAGAAGCCATTGCTGATGCTAAAGCTGTTAAAGAAGCAGCCATCGCCAATGCAAAAGTCGCTCTCGAAGAAGCCTTCACCCCATATCTTAAAGAAAGATTCGCAGCTAAATTAGCTGAAATTGAAGAAATGGAAGATATGGAAGAAGGGGCTGAAATGGAGAATGAAGGTTATGACGAACCAGTCGATGAAAACATGTATGAAACTGATGAAGAACCTACAATGGAAGCTTCAGAAGAATTTATAGATGAAGAAGAATTAGATCTAGAAGCTCTTCTAAGAGAACTCGAAGATGAAACAAACGAAGAAATGCACAAAGAGGAAATGACTGAAGCCAAAGAAGAAGGTGAAGGTGAAGGTGAGGGTGAAGAGGAAGGCGAAGAAGAAGTTAGCCTTGAAGACATGACTGAGGATGAACTTAGAGATCTCATTGAAGACGTAATCGCTGGAATGGTTGAAGCTGGGGAACTAGAAGGAAACATTGAAGGCGAAGAAGGCGAAGAAGAGATGGAAATGGGTGGTGAAGAAGAAATGATGGACGAAGTTGATATCGATGAATTAATGGCTGAAGCTAAAAAAGAAAAAATGATGAAGTCTAAAGGCCGTGAAGAAATCGAAGAAGCTAAGAGAAAAGCAGCAAAAGCAGAAATGGACAAGAAAAAAGCTGAAAAAGAACTTCAAGAAGCATACGCTACACTTGAAGAAATCCAAGCTAGTCTCCAAGAAGTGAAGCTCTTAAACGCCAAGCTCCTTTACACCAACAAAATCTTCAGAGCTAAAAACTTAACCGAAAGTCAAAAAGTAAAAGTATTGGAATCTTTCGATAAAGCTACATCTGTAAAAGAAGCAAAACTCGTATATGAAACATTAAACGAAGGTTTAAAAACTAAAAAACCTGTTAATGAATCAATCGTAAGAGGTTTAGCTTCCAAAGCAGTAGGTTCAGTTGAAACTAAAAAGCCAATCTTTGAAGTAGACAGCCAATTTGCAAGATGGCAAGTTCTTGCAGGAATTAAAAATAACGACTAAAATAATATAAAAAAATGTCACAAGTACAACAATTATTAGAGTCTGCAGCTTCCGGGTGGAAGAACGTGCAGTCCGACGCAGCTAAATTAGCTGCTAAGTGGCAGAAAACAGGTTTACTTGAAGGTCTTAGAAGTGAGACCGACAAGAATAACATGTCTATGCTTTTAGAAAACCAAGCTAAACAGCTTGTAACAGAAACTTCTGCTGTAGGTTCAGGCCTTGGTGGATTTTCTACAGGTCAAAGTCCAACAGGTAACTGGGCTGGTATCGCTTTACCATTAGTACGTAAAGTATTCGGTCAAATTTCGGCTAAAGAATTCGTTTCTGTACAGCCTATGAATTTACCTTCCGGCCTTGTATTCTTTTTAGATTTTCAATATGGAACAGGTAAAACCCCATTTGGAGCTAATAACTCTCTTTATGGTAATACTGGTTCTTCTCAGTTTCCGTTTGCTACAAACACAAATAATTTAACTACAGGAATTCAAGGAGGATTATATGGTGCTGGTAAATTTACTTTCTCTACTAATCAAACTTCTTCTACAGTAAGCCCTACAGTTAGTACTACATCAGGTTCATGGGCCAATGTAAACTTTACTCCTGAACTTTCAGCTTCAGTAGCTTCCGGAAATATTAAAAGAATTACATTAGCCGCGTCTTCATTGCCTAATGCTGATTTAGATGCTATTAGAGGATTTGTATTCTCTTCTGCTTCTGTATTTACTACTGCATCTGGTAAATTTTTACCTGAATTTACTACATATGATGGTACTTCAACTATATCATTTTTTGTTAGCGGTACTACCGCAGAAGTTGTTAGTGGTTTAGCTAATAGTACAGTATTTTACCAAAAAGCAACAAGTGCTACTGGTGCTACCGGTTATAATGTAGGTGATTTTGAAGCAGGTAACTCTTTTGCCGTACCTAATACTCTTAGCTCTACTGAAATCTCAATCCCTGAGATTAACATCAACATGAGATCAGAAGCCATTGTAGCTAAAACTAAAAAATTAAGAGCTGTATGGACACCTGAGTTCGCTCAAGACTTAAACGCTTACCAGTCTATTGATGCTGAAGCTGAGGTAACTAATATCATGAGTGAATATATCTCTCTTGAAATTGACCTTGAAATTCTTGAGATGTTAATTGATGATGCAGCTGCTGGTACTGAATATTGGACCGCTCAAAATAATGGTGTTATTAATGCTACTGGAACTGGATTTGATTTCCCAACATCAACAACCCAAACTGGTTTCTACAATACACAAGGTCAATGGTTCCAAACCCTTGGTACTAAGATGCAGAAACTTTCTAACA